GCCAAAATAGAATCAGGTGAGCATAAAGCCGAAATACGTGCTTACTTAAGTGTACAAAATGGCGATGTAGATTTTATACCACATATTGATAGTGGATATGTTTTAATATTTCCATTTGAAATATCGGAAAATAGTAATTATAAGTTACAATATTTAAATAAAGATAGGCATGAGGAAATTGTTTATGAGCATGAATATAGAGAAGATGAAAATGGTAACGTTATACCTATTTTACATAATGGTCCAAACCATTGGCATACAGTCAATTGGGAAAGTACAAAAGACAAATATTGGGTTCAAATAATATTGAATCCAAAAGAAGGTGGATGGGAAGGATTATTAAAAGCAATAAGCAATAAAACGTTTTTTAAAAGGAGAAAAAAATGAACCAATTAGAATTACTCAGTAAGAGTAAACACGTAATTGAATGGAGTGATGAAGTTCCTGATAAAGCATTAATAGAAAAAATATTATGGAATACTTGGAAAGTTACTCGTTCAAAAAATAGTTTTATGCCCTATCATGTAAATGTATTAGGTCCAGATAAAACTGCAGAAAAAACTTCAATATGGGAAAAAACTAAAGTTAATGATGTATTGATGAATGAAAAGAATAAAGATTATGTCCATCCTGCCACGAGTAACAATAAATTATTTGAACAATTGGCATCTGCACCATATACTATAGTTATGTCACAAAGAATTTGCGAGCCAAATCCATTATATAAAAGACATGTAGAAGGTGGTGGTTATTATGAGCAAATGGATAATGATGCAATCAATGGTCAAATGTGTGCGTTAATAGAAACTGGTATGTTTTATTCTAACCTAACTGCATTCGCTTTAGAAGAAGGCTTAGATACCTCATGCATTCTTTGTTTTTCAATTGATATGAAAGATTGGGAAGACTTAGATTTTGTAAAAGAATGTCCATTATTACTTGTGACAATTGGAAAATGTAAAGAGTCGCGAAGAGAATGGTTAAATGATATAGATAGTGCTGATGATAAAAAACCGGAGCCAGAAACAGTAATAAATTGGGTTTAATATATTATGGAAGATAGAAGATTAATATTATTGATTGACTTTGAGGGTCATCCAGCTTTGGGTGATAACTATATGAATAATCTTAGATTTTCTTATTTAAACCAATTCTTATTTTCTGGAGCATCTGGTCATCATGATGAGCCATCTTTGATTATATCCTCTCATCACTATGATGCACATCATAAAAAAACATGGGAACTGGAGTTGATGACAAAAGCAGATGGTCTACATAAATGGGTAACCATTTCTCCAGCTGATAAAGAGTTAGATTATAAAGATATTATAGAAATAGCAAAGGAAAAAGATGTTAATATAACAGATATTTTTATAGCAGGTTGTAATACATGTGGATGTGTAGCATTATCAAGAGGATATTCTGCAGTACATTGGGCTAAAGCTGGATATAATGTAAAGATAATGCTTTCTATGTGCGCTGATTATCAAGTGAAAGGCGATAGTACAATTGAAAAAAATATAGTAGCTTTTGCTAGATTATATGAAATTATTAAATGGCATTCAGTAGTTGATGAGATTGATATTTTATATGAACCGACATGGGCTTACAAAGAAATAGAATTTTTGATGACTGAATATCAAAAAGCAGATTTGAAACATCAACAAGGAGATGTTTCTTTTTTACCAAAGGATGATAAACAATATGAAAGACCACAATAAAGAACTTCCAACATATATGACAAAGGGCGGACCTGGCGATACGTCTACAGCAGGTCACGTAAATACCGATGCTTGGTTTGTAGAGCCTCTTAAAACACATTCTGAGGATGGCCGTAAGAAAAGAGATATAAGAGTTATTCCAGACTTACTTAAACATGGATCAATTGCTCAACAAGCCAAAGACCAAGAAATATTCTTTTGTGATATTCCATTTACTCAGTTATACATGGAGATAGATGGTAATTATCAACCATGTTGTTTCGGTAAACCTGATGGTAAATCTAATGTACTCAACACATCAATTGAAGATTGGATGTTAAACAGCGAAGCTCTAAATGGTATTCGTAAAGAAATGTTAGATCCAAACGAAAAAGAATTTCCTAATGTAAATAAGTATTGTGAACGATGTGTAAGTGATGAGAGACGTTATGGTAAATCAAGACGTACAGCATGTATGAAAATACATACTAATGATTCTTCATTTTGGCCAAAGGTTGATCGTGCTGCTCAATTATTTAAAGCAAGTGGTCTATTTGCCTTTGATGAAAGAATAATTGAGGTTCAATTAAAAGTTTATGGTTCCGAATGTAACTTAGATTGTTATATGTGTACTCATGCAAATTCAACAATTCGCCAAAAGGTTGCTCATGAAGGTGTATGGAATGATTCAGTATTTGGTGAATTAACCCAAGAAACTCAAGACTTTTTTGATTGGGTAACAAGAGATAAAACTGAAATATTGAATGAACCTGATATAACACAAGAAGCAGATGGTACATTTATGATACCAATACATAATGAAACTTTTCCTATATCTAATACAAAATCTATGGTGGACCAAACTATAGAGATGGCTCCATATATACGAAGCATAAAAATTATTGGTGGTGAACCTCTTATTATGAAGAAGCACTATGAACTATTAGATAAATTAATAGAAATCGATCAAGCTAAACATATCATAGTTAAATATCAAACTAATTTGACAGAGACAAAGGCTGGTAAACATAACATCTTTAATTATATTCCTCACTTTAGACTTGTTTCTATGGTTGGATCTATTGATGGCATCGGACCAGTTATTGAATACATGAGAAGAAGATGTAGCTGGGATAAGATTGTAGACAATGTAGATATTTGTAATAAGTATGATAATGTTGATGTTGACTTTAATGGATTAGTTTCTTTCCTTAGTGTATTAAGATTTTATGAAATGATTGATTGGTGTTTAGATGAAGGTAAAGATAAAGTTAATATGGTAAATTGGGCTATGTTAGAACATCCAACACATTTAAGAACTAATAATTTACCACAAAAATTAAAAGATGACTTACTCCCTAAATATGAAGGTTGGCCAGATATTCAAGAAGCTCTTCGTATGCCTGCTGATGATATAGACATACAAGACACATTTGATTATTTATTAAAGGCTGATGAGTATTACACGGGAACAAGATGGGAACTACACTTATTTGATGTATTTCCAGAATTAGAAGAGTATTATATAAAACCAGAAAATAGATAATGGATAAAAAATTAACGCAAGGTGGTCCTGGTGACCAATACCTTGGCGGTGGAAAGGTAGACACAGGTGAATGGTTTACAAAATTTCCTCTTTTAGAAGATCAAATTAAAAATCAAGAGATTTGGTTTTGTGGTGCACCATTCCAAATGATATACACATCCACTAATGGTCAATTCCTTCCTTGTTCTTGGGCTCAAGAGTCAGATCCAGATACTGGTGAACCGTATGGTCCAAATATTAAAGATGTAAGCTGCAAAGATTATTTTAATAAAGATGAAACATTGAATCATATGCGTGAAGAGATGCTTACACCTGATGATCCTTTAAAGCTTGTAAATAAAATATGTAGAAATTGTAGATATCAAGAAGAACACTATGGAAGATCAAGACGTCAAGCTTCTTTAAAACTCCAAACAAATGATAAAAGACTTTGGCCTCGCATGCGTAATACCGTTGAACGTTTTAAAAAAATAGAAAGTTGGAGTCATGATGAAACAGGTTGGGCGACTCATTCAGATGCATTTTTTAAAGAAAGAATATTTGAAGTACAAGTAAAAGCTTATGGTAATCAATGTAACTTAGATTGTTATATGTGTATTCCATATGATTCTAGTATACGACTTCAAACAATGCATCACGAAGATTTAAAAGACCAAAATATTTTTTCTGAAGCTTCGATGGAAAGGATTCCAGCTTTATCTATAAATACAATTGATGATATTACAGATCAGATTGCAGAAATTGCTCCGTACATATATAATTTAAAATTAATTGGTGGTGAACCATTAGTAATGAAAAAGTTTTATGGATTATTAGAAAAGATAGTTGAATCAGGTGAAGCTGAAAATATAATGGTTAAGTACCAAACAAATATGTCTATATTAGAATTTGAAAAATTAAAAATTTCTAAATTTATTCCTCACTTTGGATTATTTGAATTTACAGTATCATTAGATTCAATAGGTGAAGCAAATAATTATATAAGACGTAGATCTAATTGGGACGAAATTGTTGAAAATATAAAACATGTTAAGCAATACGAGAATGTATGGGTAAACATTAATGGTGCTATATCATTCCTATCTGTACTTCGTTTCCATGAATTAATAAAATGGTTTGGTGAGAATAAAGCTTTATTTCATCAAATAAATTGGTCAAATATTAGAGGTCCTGGTAAATTATGTGCTAATGTATTACCAAAACCACTTAAAGAAAAACTTATACCGTTGTATGAAGGCTTCCCAGATATACAACAGGTATTAAGAGAATCTCCTCATGATACATATTATGGCAATAGAGTTGAAGGAGATGATGATTACATAGATATACAAGACACATTTAAATATCTACTTATGAATGATAAACATTATAAAGGAACAAAATGGGAAATGGATTTATTTAAAGTATTTCCAGAACTAGAAGAATATTACATACCCGATATACAGGAGATAGAGTTATGAATGCAACAATAACAGCGGCTGTCGATATTGCACGAGTCGCACAAAGAAACTGGGATTTGTCTAAGACAATTCCACAAGCAGATTTAGACACACTAATTTATGCTGCGCAGCAAAGTCCAAAGAAAGCAATGGAAACCCATTATGCTTTACATGTATTTACTGATAAGACTAAAATTAGACAAATTTATGATCAGACAAAGAAATTCCTTGTAGCACCAACTGATGCTACTGAACCACCCGATGATATGTTTGAAATGAGAGATGGTCAACCTTGGCAAAACGATGAAAAATATTCTGTAAAGAATTCTCAAGTCTTAGCAAATGCTATGTTTGTTTTTACTGAAGATAGAGGTACAGCAAAAGGTGGTACTCATTATATGGCTAAAGAAGGCGGAGAATATAATGCTTTAACAGTATATGAAGAGCAAATTGATTTTTCAATTGGAATCGCTGTTGGTAATTTAACATTATCTGCAGCTATGTTAGGATATAAAACTGGCATATGCTCAGCACTCGAATGTGATAATATAGCTAATATATTATCTAATGGTCAATCAACGCCAGGTTCAAAAGATATTATGAACCCTAAACTAATTATTGGTATAGGATATCCCAATGAGGGAGTTGATAGAACATGGCATCATGAAACTAAAAACTCTGAATTAGGTTTTGATGCTAGTGATAGAGGACCACTCGATGAACTATTTAAATTCCCTTCATTTGATGGTACAGGCGATGGAACAGATTTATATATAAATGGAGTGAAGCAGTGAGTTCGTCAGAGGCAGCAATGAATAAGCAGAAAGAGGATCAAGAAGCACAAGAACTTGATATCGGTGAATTTAAATTAGAGATTAAACCACGTTGTTTAACCTTTGAACCGAAGGCTTATCATAAACCTGCTGCCTATACATCTGATGGATTTATGTTACCATGCTGTTGGCTAGATGATCCAAAGAATGACTTTGGTGTTGAATACTTTGGGTTAAAAGACAACCATCTTCGATTAAATAAAGCTGAATCAGTTGAAGCAATATTTAAATCAGAAGAATGGAATCATTTCTTTTGGACATTACTGCATGACCAAAAACATGCAATGAAGCATTGTAAATATAAGTGTGGTAATTTAAGGAAAGATAATAATTTATATTTGACGGAAACAATATAATGGCAAGATTTACACAACTACAACCTGATGATCGCATCGCCGATTGGTATGCAACAAATGAAATATGGGGATCACCTAATATTGATTCATCACATAGATGTATCTTAAGGTGTCCACAATGTTTAAGACAAAAGAAAGAAGGTGGACCACGTATTAAGAGAGCATACGATCTAGAGCCACAAGATTTTCAAAAAATTATAGATTACTTCCAGCATTGCGTCACATTCTGTGGACAAATATCAGACCCAATCTATAACCCACACTTTTTAACATTCTTAAAAATGTTAGATGGTACTGGCAGAGGTGTACGTATTGCTACATGTGGTGAGTCTATTAAAAAAACTCATACTCAAGAATGGTGGGAAGAAGCATTCACTTATGGTATGAATGAGAATGCATGGTACTTTGGTGTTGATGGTATCGATAAGAAGAGTGAACTATATCGTATTGGTTCTAATTTTGACAACGTATGGGAAACAATGCGATTAGGTAAATCAATGGGTGTTGCTATTGTTTGGCAATATATTGTGTTTGGTTATAACGAACATGAGATAGAGATAGCAAAACAAATGGCAGAAGACGAAGGCTTTACTCTATTATTAGTTAAAACAAATAGAGGCTTCGACCCAGATTCAAGGAATATTCGTGATAGTATGAAAGACATCTATAACAATTTTCCAGCACCTAGTAAGAAAAATACAGTAAAGAAAATTAAAAACGAAGAATACTTTAATGTCACTAAAGAATTAGAGACATGGAGGAATACAAGGAATACATAATGGAAATAACATATAATGGTATAACAATTGACTTTTTTAGTCCTGAACAAGCAAAAAATTTATACGATGTTAAACTTGGTGAGAATGGTTTACCTGAACAAGTTTTAGTATCGCTATCAGGCGGATGTGATTCTGCCTCAGCACTTTATTTGTGTTGTAAATATTTTCCTGAGATTGAATGGATTCCATATACATGTAGAGATTTAAATGCACCATTAGATGCTGACTCAGCTATTATGTTTGTTGAAAAAATGCAGAAACATTTTCCTAATGCAAATTTAAAAGACATAAGAGTATTTGAATTTGATGACAAAGACCCTAAATATTTTGCTGATGCTGAATATTGTATAAAATATTATGACAGATATAAAGATATGACCGTTGTTGGAATGGTTAAGATGTTATTAATAGATAGAATCACTAGAGATCTTATGTTAGAATACGATCATATTCTAAGATTCGATGGTATGTCAAGTAATCCATCAATGGAAGAAATGAAAAAACATAAATTCGATCATTTATGTGAACCTCGCCGTAGTCATGAAGGAGAAGAATGGCCAACAATGCGTAGACAAGTATGTCAACCATTTATTAATGTTGATAAAAAGTTTGTCGCCGCTATATATCATGCTCACCCATTTTTACTTAATGAAATTTATCCGCATACGCGTTCATGTACTGGTACATCTTGGTGGACCCAAGGATTTACAAGAGTATGCGCAAGATGTTTTTGGTGTCATGAAAGAAGATGGGCATTTGGTGAAGACTTATATCCAATGAAACATTTGCCTGATGTGGGTGCTCCACCTCCTGGATATAATCCCAAGAAAACTGCATGAGTACCAATCATAAGGAAGATCCTCATGCTCAAAAAGCTAGGCATTTTTATATCGATCCTGACAAACCTCAACCTAAACAATTTGATGAGAATGGTAAGGTTACATGGGAGTGGATAAGCAATAATAATACTCCTACATCAAAAATTAATTTTGAACCAGGAATTATATGTAGACTTAAATGCGGTGGATGTTTTATGCGAGAGCAAGGATTACATGATCGTAAAATGATACATTCTGATAAGTATAAGACACAAGCTTGGGATCGTAGATATAATATTCCATTTGAAAAATATAAAATTATATTTGAAGTATTTAAGTTTATTGAGTTTTGTGGAAATTTATCAGATCCTATTTACCATCCCGACTTTGTAAAAACATTAAGATATATGAAAGGCAAAGGTATGAAAGCAAATATTCGTACAAATGGTAGTGGTAAATCAAAGAAATGGTGGACTGAAGTTTTTCAACTTTGTCGTGGAGAAGAATGGTGGTGGACATTTGCATTAGATGGTTTACCAAAAGATTCTCATAAATATAGAATCAATCAAAATGGAGAACAAGTATGGGAGATGATGAAGTATGGCAGAGAATATGGAGCTAATATTGAATGGCAATGGATTGTATTTAAATATAATCAAGAAGATATTAAAGAAGGCAATTTATTAGCTGCACAATATGGTATGTATTTTGATTATTATCATTCTACACGATGGTCAGGTGACTTAATAAAATATAAACCTGATGGTAAACATGCAATACAATCTAGACGAACAACAGATGCTATGGATGCCGTGAAAGCGATGGATATAGATGTAGAAACTTTTATTGATGAGATTAGACCTTTATCTAGTGAATATAAATTTGAAAGTGCAGAAGATTTTTGGAATAATTACTGCAACTATGATGGTCCATCAATTTTACCTCCGACATTAAAGACAGATATTATTGGAAAAAGGCCTAAAGAAGAAGCACATTTTATAGATCCAGATTGTTTAAATTTAGATATAACAAAAGATATTATGTTTAATAGTATGGGATATTTTGTTCCATGTTGTGAAATGGATCAGTGGGTGCCAGAGCTAGAAGAGCGAGGATTTTTTAGAGAAGAGTTTCATATTGATAATCTTCATAGTGTAGAAGATATTAAAAATGTTTTTATGAGTGACCCTTGGCAAGATCACTGGGCAGGATTATGGAATCATCCTGATAAAGCTGTAAAAATGTGTCAAACATTCTGTAGAAAAAATCCAAATACTCATGAAGGCGGGAGTGGTAAAGACCCTAAAGGATTCGTATGAAAAAATTATTAATAGTTAGTGGTGATAGTTTCACCGATAGAAGATTTAGATCAGCTGCTCATCCTGATATGGATGTGTCTTTTCCGATGTGGCCAGAATTATTAGCAGAAAAATTAGATATGCGACTTATTAACTTAGGAAGATCTGGACAAGGCAACGAATACATATACTCGGTATTATTAGATTATATTGAAACTCTAGAAGATAAAAGTCAAATAGGTATGGTAGTTGCTGGTTGGTCACAATGTTTTAGAAAAGATTTTCAAGAAGGTATAAAAGGAAAATGGAATGTAATAGGCGGCCGCAATCAACAAACACCAGAAGCAATTCCAAAAGGTTGGCTAGCTGAGCGAGTAGATCCGCATGGTGATGTATTTAGCTGGGTAAGAAGAAGTCTAAGGATTTATAGAAGTTTAGATTATCTTTGTGGAAGATATAATATCCCATATGTACAAACACAAATGATACCGTTATATGTAGATTGGTTAAGAGGATTGCCTCCCACTGATCAAGAAATAATGTTTGGCGGCAAAACATTTGAAGATGATACACTAGCATATCCAGGTGATCCTAAAGAAGATCTGAAAAAAATACTTGATATTATAATTGAATATGATGGAATTATAGATGCACGTAACTTTTTAGGTTGGCCAATTTCAAGAAATATTGGAGGATTTCCTCTTAGTATTGAGGTGTGTGGTGTAGTAGGAAGTCCTTATGTTATATCACAATATGATGGTCATCCGAATGCTGCTGGTCATATAAGATTAGCAGAAGCTATTCATGAATTTATAAAAAATAAATGAAATATTTAATAGTTAGTGGCGATAGTTTTACTAATTTAAAATTTAGATCTACAAATCACCCTGATATGGATACGTCTTGGCCAAAATGGCCTGAGATATTAGCTAAGAAATTAGATATGAAACTTATTTGTTTAGGGTCATCTGGTCAAGGTAATGAATATATTTACTCATCGCTACAAGATACAATTGAAAATATAAAAGATAAAAGTCAAATAGGTTTAGTTATTGCTGCATGGTCTCAGGGATTTAGAAAAGATTTTCAAGAAAAAGATGTATGGCAACATACTGATGTATCACGGGGAAATAGAGCTGCTTCAAGAAGAGGATGGCTATTAGAACGTAAAGCTCTCGGTGATGTATTTAGTTGGGTACGAAGAAGTTTAAGAACCTATTTAAGTTTTCAATATATGTGTGAATACCATAATTTGCCATATCTACAAACACAAATGGTAAATTTATATGGAGATTATATAAAAGCATCAAATGGTATAATTAAAACCTATCATGATATTGAAAATTATAAAGATGTTATGGCTATTCTTCCTGCTGGTAGTTATTCCAACCAAGAGAAAGATAATAATATAGAAACATTATTAAAGATAATAATGTACTATGATCCGTTAATTAATCATAAATACTATATAGGTTGGCCAACTATAAAACAACTTGGTGGATATTCTATGGATAGGAAATATTTTGATCTAGATCCAGATAATCCAAACATTATATCATTAGACGATGGACACCCCACTAAAGTTGGCAATGAAGTGTTAGCAACTTTATTTTATGAACATATAAAACAAGGAGAAATTAAATGAGTAATATAACAGAGTCTCTAAATAAAAGAGCTCATGTCGTACATTACCACACTGGTCATGGAGAATTAGTTCCTACTAGAGCGGCTATAGATGACATACTAAAAATAGGTTATCCGCTTGCGACATCAAAACAAAATGCCTTTCCATATAAATGTTATGTGTTAGGACCAAATGTAGAAAGAAGCAATCATCTATATCAGATGTGTGAGCAAAATAAAGTAGATTTTGATGGAGATGTTGGTGATAAATACCATGCAAATCCTAATCTATATCATATTGCAACAGCACCGTGGACATTGATATTTACACCACGAGTCGCTCCACCTAATGCCTTTGCAGCAGAACAATGTGAAGCAACAGGAACTCAGTGGGAAATGGGTAGAGAAGATTTTATCCCAGATGGTAGAGAAAGTTGGGGTATAGAAGTAGGAATGATTGCTAAAACAATTACAGGAGCAGTGTGCGATGCAGGGTGGGATACTTCATATGCTATTTGTTTTCCTAAACAAGTAGAAAAGTGGCATTCAAAGCATTATCCATTTATTAAATATACACCATATCTAATACAAACTATAGGAAAGGCAGAATTATATAAATGGCAAAATATGAAACCAGAAAGTCTTGCTAAAGATACGTGCCCTCCATTTGATGATATCTTTGCTTTTATAGACTAATAAATAGAATTATATGATGAAAAAAGTGATCGTACTAAACCACTTTCGTGGTTATCCTGAACTAATGGACGAATGTTCAAATAACAATCGTTACGCACAATTACAATTCTTAATAGATCATGTTTATGGCAAAGCTTCTGACGTGGTGTTCTTATGGAATGATTCAATAAATATAGACACACCAAAAGAAGATAAAAAAATGATGGCTATTAAGGATATTTCTCAAACAAACTTTAGTCATAGATGGGTCAGCTTCTTTGATAGCCACAATCTAGATGCAATCTTATTGAAAGTTGCACAAGGCGAGGAAGAAGATGTAGCTGGTAATCCACATATAGGATTTAATATTACGCCACACAATTCACATATTATAATAACTGGAACAAATACTGCAGGATGTTTATTAAGAAACGCAAATGTTTCAATAAAAGAATGGTTCGATAGAGGATTTACAATAACACTTTGTTTATCAATGTGTGCTGATTATCAATTAGATGGTCTTAATCCAACAGATAAGAATCAAAAAGCTACCGCAATTTTATATCAATATCTTAAAGATAATGATATGATACATAAGGTAAATATTTGTTATAGTCCACAAGAAATGGGAGAAATACATGACAGGCTGGGATAGAGATTATTTAGAAAATAAAGAGGAGTATTTAGAACTCTTCGATAGCGCAATGCAAAAAGAACAAGAGAGAAATATAGAATTTCTTGAGAAGAGCTTAAAGAAAATAACAGGTAGAAAGTTTGCAGTTGCTTGTAGTAGTGGCACAGATGCTTTAACTTTTGCCTTATTAAGTTTAAATCTTAAACCTGATGATGAAGTGTTAGTGACTAGCTTCTCTTGGATATCATCAGCATCGTGTGTATCATTAGCTGGTGCCACACCAGTATTTTGTGATGTAGATTTAGAGACATATCATATATCACTTGATAGTGTTCTTGATATGGTGAGTGATAAAACTAAAGCAATTGTTTATCCACATTTATTTGGAAGTATGTCTCCAACAGATGATCTAAAAGATTTTTGTAGAGATCACGGTATTGTATTCATTGAAGATGCATGTCAAGCTTTAGGTTCTAAATTTAATGGTCATCCAGGCGGATCAATAGGAGATATTAGCACATTAAGTTTTAATGCAAACAAACAAGTTGCTGGTATTGCTGGAGGTGGTGCAGTACTCACAGACGATAAAGAACAAGCGGTGTTATTTAGAAAATTAAGAAAGCATGGTGAGCATGAAGTATTAGGTTATAATTCTAAAATGCTTGGTATGAATGCTGAGTTTATTAATTTTAGATTAGGGAAGATGGATGATTGGAATTGGAGAAGACGTATTATTGCTGAGAAATATGATGTAGCACTTGCACCATTACCATTTGTTATTATACAAGTACAAAATTCTGCAGAATACCATAGTTACCACAAATATGTTATTAGATTTGAGAATAAAGAATTAAGAGATGCTGCAAAAAATATGATACAAGGATCAGGAGTACATTATCCTACACCTATATGTGAACATCCAATGTATAAAAACATTAATCATGTAGTAGGTGATTATTCAAATGCGAAACAAATATGTGATACAATACTAACATTACCTATAAATCCATGGATAACGGATGAAGAAATAAATAATGTTGTAGAAAAAATTCAAAAAGTTTTATTTATGGCATGATAGAAATAATCAACAATCGAATTTTTTTAATCGATGACAAAGCTAATCTCCATGAAATAAAGGATGGTGGCTTAATGCCTTTATATCATAGTATGGAAAAACTATTAGGTAGTGTAGTCATTGATGAAAGTTTAGTTGAAGATGTCGAAGCTATATATTCCTACATAGTAGAAAAAATATATCTCATGCCAGAATATTCTAAATGGTCAGATACTCCATTTAAGGAAGAGCCAAAAAGAAAATTGTTAATAGCTTTTAATAAATTTTTTCATGAGATTGCATATATGGAATGGATATTAAAAGATGCTAAAGATGGTGGATTTTCGAAATGAAATTAACTGATGTACAAAATAATTATCTAGCAATAGATTTCTTTTTATCGATGTCATGCAATAAGGATTGTCATTATTGTACGAGCTATACTTTAGAACAAAGGAATCTAACCGTTGATATGGAGTTCTTAGAGAGAACATTATATTATTTAAGAAACTACAAGACTAGATGTAACATACTTGGTGGTGAACCTGGTTTAATTAAGAATTTACCTGATGTAATCAAAGCAATTCAAAGTAATCCTAATCATGTATGCGAAGTACTATCTAACTCCACCGTAAGGAGAAGATACCCACAAGTATTGACAGATCCTACTATAATATATGTTGAGCATTTCATATTAGATTTTTATGAGCATGAGATATCTTTATTAGGACCTAAGTCATATGATTTCCATGATGAGAATGATTTTCATAACTATAATCTAGTTATTAAGACACCTAACTTTGAGAAGTATAAACATCTATATCCTGAGGCAATGAAAAAATTAGATCATAAAAATACCTTATGGAAAGAGTTTAATGGCAGATCACCTGATTTTGCTAATATACAATTAAACGCCCAAGCAGCTGAGATAGATAGGAAGATGTGTGCAGCATTTCCTATGGTACCTGTTATTAACTTTGAGAATCAAAACTTAGTGCATTGTAGTAAGAAGTTTGCAAACAATGCTATCACCTCTAAAGAATTTGAGATAACTCAAGAGAATATAGATAAGATGATGAACTTCAGATTATTTAAATATGAAAATTATTGTAAGACCTGTACAGAATATGTCCAACCAAAGGGACATTTTAATATTAAAAAATATGCGAGTATACTAAATGAATAAAAAAATAATGGCAGTAGCATTAAACCTACACGATCACAACACATATGATGGAGTATGGCATAATCAAAGAGAAAGGCAAACACGATTTAAGCATAACCTACCTTATCGTGCAGAAGCTTATGCTCATCAATCAGATATATTAAATCCTGGTGATTATAGATTAAATGATGAATTCACTAAAGAATATTTTAAGAAACCTGATGATGGTGTTCTAGCATTCACATATACTTACGGTGGTGTAAGAATGTCAAAAGATGAATTACTTGAAACGGTATTAAAAGGACATGATGAGATATTTGATTGGCAACCTAAGAAATTGTGGGATCATTATTATAAAGATGACATATACTTTATAGACCATCATCAATCGCATGCTGCATATGCCTTTATTAATTCAGGTTTTGAAGAGGCTGATTGTTTAGCCATCGATGGTATTGGCAATCGTTATCGTTGTTGTTTCTTTGATAAACATGGAACAATGACTGATCTGTCAAATATATTGCCTATTGGTTGGTTATGGAATCACATGTCAAATTTAACAGGGTTTGGTACGTTAGGTGCAGGTAAGCTTATGGGACTATCTGCTTATGGCAGAAACAATGATTACTTCTATGAAATATTTGAAACAATACTTGCTGGTCCTATAACAGAAAAGAAACAGGAGAAATTCGAAGAATATATTGATTTAAATAGATATAGAAAAGAAGATCTAGCATTTACTCTTCAGAAATTTACAATGGACAAAATAAGAGAATTTGTTCATCCGCTTCAATCTTCTCATAATCTATGTGTTGCTGGTGGTGTATCTTATAATGGATATATGAATGAGGCATTTACTAAAAGATGGAAAAATGTACATGTACCTCCAGCAGTTGGTGATGAGGGTCAAGCTCTTGGTGCATATCAACATGCTGACTATGTTTTAAATGGTAACAAACATATAGTAGATACTTATTCTGGTAAAGCCTATGATT